GAAGCAACAAAGCACTTCACTAATGTAAATATCGAACAGTTCTGCGTCTTAGATAAGTATAAGATTGCTGGTACACCAGATAGAATCGTAGAATACAAAGGCGAGAAGTTTATTTCTGACCTTAAAACAGGCAGCATTAGTTACCCTAACAAGATTGCTATGCAGTTAGCAGTGTATGCACACGGCTTGCCGTATGACCCTGCTACGGCAACCCGTAGTAGTTGGGGTGACATCAACACAGAGAAAGGAATCATTGTGCATCTGCCAGCAGGTAGTGGACAATGTACTCTTCACTTTGTAGACTTAGTTCATGGCTGGAAAGGTATTGAACTAGCCATGAAAGTAAGAAAGCACCGCGAAAAGAAAAATATATCAACACCAATACAAGGAGAATAATGTCTCACACAGAAGCACCTATCAGCATCACAGTTAAGTCAGCAGCAGGTTCTCTAGTCACAGTTCGTGCTGCATCTGCAGAAGAACTCGACCAGACAATTGCACTGACACTTGCATCACTTGCAAGTGCAACAGAGGAACTCGAAAAAGCAGTGCGTGGCACTGGTTTCAGCGCTCCTGCATCAGCACCACTATCGCCAGCAGTTGGCTATGCAGCCAATGCGCTAGGCGGAACCGTCATTGCAGAAACATTCACACCAGCAGCAGCACCTGCAGGTGGTGGACAACGCATGTGTCCTCATGGAACTATGACACGTATCCATGGTCTAACAGGAAAGTTCGGTCCTTACAAGGGTCACTTCTGTCCTGCTAAGCAAGGAGACCCAAGCAAGTGTGCAACACAATATGTCAAGGCTAACTCACCAGAGTTCGCATCATTCGTAGCAGACCAAACAAAGGCATAAATGAAAACACTACGCCGTAGCGTAGGCAAGGCAGAGGTGGGGGGAGAACCATTAGCCCCACCTTTCCAAGCCTTCGCAAGAGAAGGAATCATTCTACGGCGTGCCGAAGTTACTATTATTGCTGGCACTCCTGGTGCTGGTAAGTCAAGTATTGCATTGCATATCGCTGCAAGATTAAAACAACCTACATTATATTTCTCAGCAGATACCAATGCACATACTATGGCTATGAGATTGCTTGCACTTCGCGCACGCATACCACAACAACAAGCAGAACAAATGTTAAAGACACAACCAGACACAGCCGAGTCTATCTTACGTGAGTATGGAAATATGTATTGGTCATTCGAACCAAGTCCTACTCTTCGTGACTTAGATGAAGAAGTATCTGCATTTGAAACTATCTGGGGTAGGTCTCCTACTCTTATAGTTGTAGACAATCTTATGGACATTGCTATTGATGGACATGAAGAGTTTGCTGGCATGCGACAAGTTATGAAAGAACTTAAGTATCTTGCAAGAGATACTAATGCTGCCGTCTTAGTGTTACACCATACGCAGGAAGGTGCACCTGGTTATCCGTGTCAGCCACGCTCAGCGTTGCAAGGCAAGGTTGCGCAGATTCCTGCTATGGTGTTAACTGTAGGTCAGATGATGCAGGGCAACGACGCATACCTATGCGTAGCCCCTGTTAAGAATCGCTACGGTAAAGCAGATGCAACTGGTAATACCTATGTATCATTATCATTTGAGCCTGGCTCAATGTATTTAGAAGATGTAGTCCGCGACTATAGACAGGTAGAAATGACAGTATGAGTAGTGCAGCAAAAGCCAAAGGCTCTGGAGCAGAACGTGATGTAGTTGCATATCTAAAAGAGAACGGCTACAAGTATGCAGACAGACGACTGGCTGGCGCTACACTAGATAAAGGTGACATCTCAGGTATACCTGGAGTTACAATTGAAATCAAGAACCATGCCAAGATGAACTTGGCTGGTTGGATAGAGGAATTGCTCATAGAAATGAGCAATGACGGGGCGTGGACAGGCGTGGTGTGGCACAAACGTAAAGGGAAGCGGAGCCCTAGCGAGTGGTACTGCACCATGCCTGGACATGTGTGGTTAGACCTACTAAAGAGAGCCATAAATGGAGAAACCAAGCATTGAAGAGTACCTAAACTATATAGGTGCAGATATACCAGCACGCGGTAGCGGCTGGCGCAAGATGAAATGCTGCTTTCATTTAGATAGTCATGCAAGTGCAGCAGTAAACTACGATAAGAACGCCTTTGTCTGCCACGGTTGTGGAGTCAAAGGCGATGTCTATTCTTTAATCATGTACAAGGAAGGTATTGATTTCCGTGAGGCTAAACAATTCGCAGAGACAGTTCTTACTGCAGGCTACACAGAGGTACGCAGGCAAGATAGAAGTAGCCGAGCAGTATCTATTAAGCCGTCAACTCTCGGTAGACGAGGCAAAAGTCTTTCACTTGGGAGTGGTAGAAGACCCACTTCCAGGTCATGAGCCTTACTTAGGCAGACTATCTATCCCATATATCACGCCATCAGGCGTGGTTGATATTAGATTCCGTGACCTAACTGGTACACATGATGCTAAGTATATGGGATTAGTTGGTGCTGAAACTACTATGTTTAATACGCAGGCTTGCTTTGCTGCAGATGATTATATCTGTGTCACTGAAGGTGAGTTCGACTGCATTATGATGACAGTTAAAACACAGCATCCAACAGTGGGTATTCCAGGTGCTAACAACTGGAAGAAACACTACGCCAAAATTCTAGATGACTTTGATACAGTCATTGTGCTAGCCGACGGCGATGCCCCAGGGCTAGAGTTCGGCAAGAAGATTAGCCGTGAACTAGGTAATGTTAATATCATTAGCATGCCAGACGGTGAAGATGTAAACAGTATGATTGTAAAGAAAGGGAGTGAGTGGATTGACGAACGAATCAGAGAATGCATTGCCAATGGATGATAGGTTTTGGAACCATGCAAATCATTTAGACTTTGATATGGTTATAAAATTATCTGAAGATAAATATCTTAATATCTTGACAGCCTTGCATGATGTCTATGAGGCTATTGATAGAGATGTAGAGGAAGCCAAGTTCTTATGTACCAGCATTGCTGGTCTGCTATTGTCATCTAAGTATGGCAAGACAGATGAAGTATATGAAGAGATGGTTGTACATGCAGCCAAGAAAAATATGGACGAAGGATTAAAGGAGTTGCTCAGTGAAAAACCTTGAAGATGCAGCAGGAATTGCACATGAATTGCTAGGCATACTACATAAGAAGCATGAAGACTATGGTCCAATGAATATTGCTGGAGCACCTGGCGGTCCTATGAATGGACTACGAGTTCGCATGTATGACAAGTTGGCTAGACTTAATAATCTAGTAGATAGTGGCGACACGCCGAACTATGAATCAATCGAAGATACTCTAATTGACCTCGCAAACTACGCTATAATTGGGCTACTTGTTCAGCGCAATCAGTGGGCTGGCGTGTCAAACGGAGATAGTTATGAAGAGAGTCGTCGTCCTCAGTGACTTACAGATTCCTTACCAAGATAATAAAACAGTAGATGCCGTTGTAGACTTTGTTAAATACTATAAGCCAGATGAACTCTGGTGTGTAGGAGATGAACTAGATGCACCAGAACCTAGTCGTTGGAACAAAGGCATGGCTGGCGAGTACGCAGGTACTCTGCAGCAAGGCATAGATGATACAAAAGAAATCATATCTCGATTTAAAAAAGCAGTAGGCAAGAAACCATTTTATATCCAGCGGTCTAATCATACGGACCGCATTGACACTTACATTCGTAAGTATGCCCCAGCGTTTAACAGTCTCAAGTCATTAGAGATTGAAGAACTACTGGGGTATAATTCTATGGGCGTAACTTACTTGCATAAGATGCATGAGTTACTACCTGGTTGGGTAATGGCACACGGAGACGAAGGCAAGTTGTCGCAGACACCTGGAAGTACAGCCTTGTCATTAGCCAAGCGTTTAGGCAAGTCAGTAGTCTGTGGACACACGCATCGCGTAGGTTTACAACATGAAACAGTTGGCTTTTATGGAAAGACACATACATTGTTTGGTCTAGAAATCGGACATATGATGGATATAAAGCAGGCTGACTACCTATCTGCAGGCACAGCCAACTGGCAGCAAGGCATTGGTATCCTCATTGAGGACAACAAGAAGGTTGTACCATATGCAGTACCAGTAGTTAATGGTGAGGTAATCTTGCCATAATGAATTACATTTCAGAATATAATGACGTTGTTCAGCAACTATCATCTGAGTATGCACGTAGATACAGCATGCTTGAACGAGATGATATTGCACAAGAACTATGGGTCTGGTTTGTAGGTCATCCTCGTAAGTACCGAGAGTGGTCGGAACTAGAACAAAAAGATAAAGACAAGTTGATTGCTAAGTCGCTACGAAATGCAGCACTTAAATACTGTGAACGAGAGAAGGCTAATAAAGTTGGATACGATACGTCCGATTTATACTATTATGATGCGTCGGTTGTCGAAGCATTTCTTCCTTCAATCATTGCTGGAACCTATTCGATTCCAGTTAGTATTCAAGACCTTAACGCTAAGTTCGGCAGTGGAAATCTATCTGATGGAAACAACTGGCTCTCTCTTAGGTCTGACATCTCGGCAGCATTTGAAAAACTATCTGATGCAAAGCAGAACATCTTAAGACTTAGGTTTAGTATTGATTCACCTGACTGGTCATTACTAGCCAAGGATATGGATAGCACACCAGATGGTGCACGTATGAAAGTCCAGCGTGCTATGAATTCATTAGTTAAAAACTTAGGCGGATGGAGACCATACAATGAACCAGACACTGTTGAATCAGAGTCACAAAGCGAAGGCGGAAACGAGCATGATAGTGAATTATCTGGAGTGGTTGACAATTCATGAGTACGAAGCCGACGAATGACTTAAGAGGCACGCCTACATTTGCTTGCATATGTGGTTGCCTTATGTTTGAGATAACTGTAATGTGGGACCAAGAGTCAAGGGAAGTATCATGGTATGACCTTGCTCAGAAGTGCAAAGAATGTGGAACTATCACAACTGCACCGACACCTATGGATTGGAGAGACTGCGAGTAATGCCATTATATGATTTTAAATGTACAACTTGTAATGAGGTAATAGAAACTAATGAAAACATACCGCCAGTTTGTTCTACTTGTAGTGGGACTATGCAGCGCATATGGTCTGCTCCAGGGATTAAGTTTAATGCACCAGGCTTTTACTCAACAGGGGGATAAAGATGACCCACGATGAATTGCTGACAAAGATTAACTATGACATTGAGGGTAATCCCTATGATGAATACATGTCTGCACTTCGTGCAGTAGTGGAATTGCATAGACCTATTAGCAATATGTGTTTGCATTGTGGAGAAGACACCTATTATCCTTGCCCAACTATTCAGGCTATTGAGAAAGAGTTAAAGTAATGTATAATTTTACGGCTGAAGCCAATTGCATTGGCATTGATACAGAACTATTCTTTACGGATGATAGTAAAACATACAGCGAATTGCCTCTATTAAAAAGAGTATGCAATAATTGTGTAGTTAAGAACGAGTGTCTTGACTATGCCCTACACCATGCAGTGCTAGGTTGGTGGGGTGGGACATCAGAGAAAACCCGTAGGGAACTACGGCAAAAACTTAATATCACTCCAGAACCAGTAATGATTTCAGAGAAATGGATAGCGTAAATGATTTATGATATTGCAGTAGGAGCCTTCATTGCTCTAGTAGCATTTGATTTAGTAACACATCTAGCCCATCTAGTAGCCCATAAGATTCAGACAAAACAACGAGTCGCCAAACTCAAACGTCTAATGGATGAGTGGGATGACATGGATGAGTATGTATTCAATAGCCCTAAGCCTCGCAAAAAGGCTGCAGTCAAGAAGAAGGCAGTAGCAAAGCGTAAGTAAAACAGAAAAAGACCCCCGTCAGGTAGGTTAAAGTACCTGAACGGGGGCTTTTGTGTCTCTATGGGGCTGCTACGCCCCTAAAACGGGGTTTTTATAACTACGCTTTGCGTCCAAATTCTGGAGCAGACTTGTCTAGAGCCTTAAGAACTGGTCCAACTAGACCAGCAATAAAGGCAGATGCCAAGGTCTTTGGGTCATGCTGACCCGCAGTGTAGAGAGCAACAGCAGATGCTGCTGCAGCACGTAGATATGATAGTGCGACTTGCTTTGCTTTATTCTTGTCGAACATGTGTTCTCCTTATGACTTGAATACAGGCTTGCCAAAGCCTACGATATAAACTGGCAGTGACTTCTTAAGTGCAGGTCCATTCTTGACCTTATATGCACGCTTCTTTAGGCAGACTTCTCCACCATTGCGCTGGTCGCCCTTCTTATCTGGGCTAGTATTTCCTTCAACGCAGATTACAGTTCCATCTCCGTTGTCTCTAACCACGATTCCAACGTGACTAATGCGGTCAATACCATCGTTGGGAAAATCAAAGAAAACAATATCGCCAGGGAGTGGAGTCGCTTCATCTACTTTTTCCCATTGCCCTTTCTTGATAAACGCTTGGGCTCCAGCAAGTGTGCCAACCACGTTAGGAATCTTAAGCCCAACCTCGTTCGCGCACCACATGACAAACGAACCACACCACGGTAGGAAGTTTGCCTTAGTGAACGCACCATATTTAGTTTCATTATCTTTTGGTCCCTCAATTACACC